ATAAGCAAAGTAGTGGCATATATATGATAGCAAGCTTATGTCATAGAATAACTACATCAGATACTTTTACAAGTCTGACGCTTGTTAGAGATACTTTCGGAAGAAAACCATTTTAATTACTATGAAAGAAAAAACATTACAACAGCATATTGAAGAAGATAAAGAAAGATTATCTGACCCAAACATAAATGCTCAAAGTAGAAGACACTATCAAGAAGAACTGGACCAACTAGAAACATATCAAGAAAGGCATCCAGAAGAAACTAAGGATCCGACATCTTTAGAATTATATTGTGATTCGCATCCAGATGCATCTGAATGTAGAATTTACGAAGACTAATGATAGAACAGGGATTTTTAAAGAAGCATTTTGTTGGTCGAGACGGATTTGTATGGTGGATTGGTCAGATTGTTTCGGAAGATGAATGGGTAATTAATTACTCAGGAGGAAGAACTGAAACTACTTCTGATCATCTTGGATTTGATTGGAGATATAAAGTTCGCATCATGGGATACCATGGCGATGAAATCACAGACCCAGAGCTTCCTTGGGCATCATTGATGTTTCCAGTAACTGCAGGTTCTGGTTCAAGAGGTTGTTCTCAAACACCAAATCTAAGTCAAGGTGATTTTGTTTACGGATTTTTTCTCGATGGAGATGACGCTCAGACTCCTGTAATTATGGGAGTAATTGGTAATAACCAATATGTTTCTATTCTAAAATCCCCACCGCAATCACCATTTATACCCTTTAGTGGATTTACAAATAGGGATTCTGTTCCCAGATATTCTTTACCAACATCTCAAGAAGATGGTCTCGCTAAACAAACATCAAATCCAGAAGCATCTTCACCATCCTCAAATAGAACTACAGTACAATCTAGTGTAGGACTTCAATCAAGAAAAGATGGCGCTTCTTTAGAAGCATATACGGAGGGAAAACAAAAGATTGATTTGCCCGTACCTTCAAGTTGTGATCCTTCACCAATATCGAAAGTTCCAACTATCATAAAACAATTAATTTCGGGTATTGAAAGAATAAAAGCAACAACTTCTAAATGGAGAGATAAAGTATCAACAAAAATTCAAAATGTTGAGAACAAAATAAATAAACTGATTGATAAAGCAACAAAATTTATATCTGGAGCTGTTAAAACTCTTGTTACGAATATTCAAGGTTATATCATAGACAAAATTAACAATGGTTTAAAAGACTTATACTATATTGCATTTCCAAATCAAAGACCAGCAATTAAAGCAGCAACAGAAAAGGCCAACGATTTAATCGCATGTCTTTTTAGAAAGATAATTAGCAATCTTTTGAAGATGGTTGGCAAGTTCTTAAAGGGTGCTGTTGATAAACTCTTAACTGCTCCAATATGCGCGGTTGAAAACTTTGTCGGAGGACTGCTTGGAAAATTAACTGGATTTATTACATCTAGTGTAGATTCTATACTTGGACCAATAAAAGCTCTTACTGGTGCAGCTTTCGATTTAGCAGATGGTGTTATTGGTTTTGTTACTGGATTGCTTAATTTATTATCTTGTGACGAAACTCCAAAATGTGCAGAGTTAAAGGAATGGAGTGCTTGGGATGGTCCATCTAATGTTCCCAGCATAGATATAAATTCTTTAGTAAATAAAGCAAAATCTTTCGCATCTACTGCTAAAAATGCTGCTAGTGCTATAGATCCAGACAACTTCAATTTTGATTTAGATTTCAGTGATGTGTTTCAAGATACCTGTAATGTTGGAGCTCTGTTCTGTGGACCACCAACAGTAGAATTTTTTGGTGGTGGTGGAAATGGAACAACCGGAAATGCCATTATAAGTGCTACTGGTAGCATTCTTGGTGTTGATATTATTACTCCAGGTTCTGGATATGGAAGTGCTCCTACTGTAAGATTTGTCGATGCTTGCGGAAAAGGTAGAGGAGCATATGGAAAAACTGTTTTAAATTCTAATGGTGAAGTTGATTATGTAATTATGGAACAATCTGGAACTGGATATTTACCAATTTCAGACGGTAGTAGAGGTGGTGATGGTAGGGTATTTGCAAATCCAGGAGATACTATTGTAAAAAGAGCTGATGGAACATATGATCCAGCATATTCTCCAGGGCAAACTATTCAACTTTCACCTGGAGATGAGGTTCAAATTGGAACAGAACTTCCATACATTTCGCCTGGAGCTCAGACTATAGTTGCACCAACAATAACAAACTTGGGAGGAGATGATGCGGCTGGATTAGGTGCCGGAATAGTGACTGGAGTTGGTGCTGGTGCTGGTGCTGGTGCTGGTGCTGGTGCTGGAGTTGGTGGTATTGGTGCTGGTGGTGCTGGTACTGGCGGTGCTGGTACTGGTGCTGGTACTGGTTTTGGAGCAGTTGCTGGTGGTGGAGATGGAGCTAACACTGGTCTTGCGGAAGTGGCTGCTGCTGGTGGTACTGGTACTGGTACTGGTGCTGGTTTTGGTGCAGGAGGAGCAGCAGGATCTGGTAGTGCTGATGCAGGGACAAATTTAAGTGGTTCTTCTGGAACTGGACTAACTGGTTCTGGACTTAATGTATTTGGTGATGGAAATGTGATTGATGATAACGGAAATATAATATACGGAAACCCAATAAATACTCTGGGCGAATATCCAGTATATCTGGAAATACGTGACGTTTATATTTCAGATCCTGGATTTGATTATCAACCGGGAGATAGTATAAAAATATCTCCTAGTAATGGAGCATTAATTAATCCAAAATTTGATGAATTGGGTTCTATAATTGGAGTAGATATAAAAAATGGTGGACTAGGATTTAAGGATATTCCAGAAATTTTCATAGAATCTCAAACCGGATTTAACGCAAAGCTGATTCCTATATTCCGAGTAAATAGAATTGGACCTCCAACTGCAGAAAATATTGCCAGAAATAATCAAAAGGATGCAGTTGTTTCTGTACTAAATTGCGTGGGAAAATTTAATGTCTAAAACGATTAATTATCATCAATACAGACTTGGAAATGACCATGGTGAAATAAGGTTTGGTCATGTTCATGATGACGAAGTTCTTTGTGGATTTTTAGTTAGAACTGGTGAAGATGGTGGTCGCCACTACATGCAAATGGATAGTAGTGGAAGTGTGGAGAATGGAAGAAAGGGTGGAACAATATTTTCATCCCCAGGTTCTCACCAAATAATATGTGGAAAAGATATTGAGGGAGAAAATCCAGCATTTTTTGTACATGCTGAAAATGGTGATATGATTTTAGCTGCTCCGAACGGGAGAATTAGAATACTTGCCGAAAATATTGATTTAATTTCTACTGGTAGTGATGGAGAGAATGGGACAATAACGATAGATGCTAATGAAAAAGTAATTGTAAATGCCCCAATTATTAATGTCGAGTCAAAAGTATTGACAAAAATATTTTCAGAAAAAACAGTAAATGTAATAGGTAAAGCAATCTTGGATATATATGGTGGTCTAATTGATTGTGCTGATGGTGCAACAAAAATTAATGGATCTAAAGGTGGTCCATATCCAAATGAGAGTCGTTTTAGATAAAGTAAGATGAAAGTACCAGATTTATTTGTAGGAAAAAGATTTTTTTGTGGTCAAGGAAATCCAATAGCTTTAGGAGTTGGTCCTGTAGAAGCACGAGGTTCTGCTTTTATTGAAGGTCCAGTAATCATGGGAAGTGCAAGCGCATTTCCAATTGTAAATGCTACTGTGATGATTGGACCCAATGTTAATTCAGAATCTAGTGTTCCTGTTGTTCTTGGTGGTTTATGTAGACCTTTGAATAATCCATACTCACTTTGTGTGAAGGGTGATGTTGCGATATTTAATAATTTGGATCTTCAAGGAAATGTTGTTGCAGGAAATGACATTGTTGCTCAAGGAGAAGTAATGTCTCGTTGCGGAGTACATATTCTTTCCGCAAAGAAGAACTTTGATATTCCACACCCAACAAAAGAGGGGTGGAGATTGAGACATACTTGCCCCGAAGGTCCATCCAATGATGTTTATGTTAGAGGAAAACTAAAGGGAGAAAATATTATAAATCTGCCAGAGTATTGGAAAAAATTTGTTGATGAAGACTCCATCACAGTTTCAATTACTCCAGTAGGAAGAGTTCAAAATATTGTAGTAGAAAAGATTGAAAATAATAAAGTTTATTTGACATCGGAAGAATCTATAGAATGTCACTATCATATCTTTGCCGAAAGAAGTGATGGTGAAAAATTAATTCCAGAATATGAAGGAGATTCTCCTAGCGATTATCCAGGAAATAATGACGAATATTCAGTCTCTGGATTCCATTATGACACTAAGAGGTAATTAAATGGCAGATGATAAATTTGTAGAACAAAGAATTGGAAAAAAGAAGTGTATAGGTGAATGGGGAGAATTGACTCCAACAACAGATTGGAGATATCCAATGTATCCTTGGACGGGAGATGCTGATTATCCGTCAGATGCATGTCCATTGTATCGGCATGATTATGTTCAATGTACCGATTTAAAAACTACCGCTGTTGGTTCACTCAATACTAAAGCAGC